TTTGGGTGACTCTGTTCCTGTTACTGTTTCTGTTTCCATATGTTTGCTCCTATCGTTTGGTGATACTGAATCGAATGTCGGACTTACCATCTACACAGAGACGGCATACCGCACAGGCTCCACCCTTTTCGGAGATGAGTGGGATGCGCTTGAGTTGTTCGGGACATGAGGCTCCCGCTTTACCTGTCATTGCTAGTATGATTCGCTTACCATCACTGAAAGTGTCAGCGAGGTAGGCAATCTTCACACCTTGCGGTGCGAACTCCCAGTTCTCTGCATCTGCAGAGTAATACAGCGAGAGATTGGGAATATCTCGTAACGCACGAGCTGCGTCTGGGTTACGTGTGTACACCCAGAACTGTATGTCGGGATGGTTCTCGATGACTACCTTCCACGCCCATGTGTATTGGTCGTTGAAGAAGTCGCCATCCCAATGGATACGGAATAGTTTCTCGACACCTTTGGTGTCGCATTCTGATTTGAAATCCAGAATCATGGTGTCGAGCATTGCCCACATGTCATACCTATCGGCATCACGTAGGGCATTCCAGTTGTGAAGTAACACTTCACGAACCGAGGTATACATCTTCTCCAGTTTCCCTGCGTAGCAAATCTTTTCGCAGATACTGGTGGCATAGGGGCATGAGTATTGCTTGCCACTAGGCAGACCGAATGTGTTAGCGATTGCTGACCGCTTGCCATTCGGCGTTGCTAGGTTGGTTACCTTGCGGTCATGTGACCGCTTGAGTTTCGGCATGACTGCTCCTTTCGTTGAGTTTTGCCGTTGCTATTTATCAGCACATCTAAAGATGTGCTAAAAGAACACGCGCTACAGCCAAGGCTCTAGGTGATGTCCTTCGACTATCGCCCATGCTGGCGCAGTCGTCTTGCCTTTCCATGTCACTCCCTCTGGGAGTGTTATCTGTTTGTCGTAGTCCTCGTCCGAGCAGGCATAGATGGCTTCTATACATGGCTCGACCATGGACAATGGGACTGGCGGATAATGATTACCTCGCAACTGGATTGCGATTGATGTGCGAATGTCAATGACATTCTCTGCTAGGTCTTTCGATGTGTTACTTCCCATGTGTTTCCTCCTTACATAGATGTTCGCCCGACTCTTCGTCGAACTCTGCCTCTTCGTATGACTGAAACTTCTCGTCGCAGTTCCAGCATTTATATTCATATGAATCGGTTTCGCAACCAGTTCCATCTTCCCATTCAATAGCCCCACCCCATCCTTGCTCTTCCGTATATGCGAGCTCGATGGATGCGGTTGGGTATTGCTCAGCAAGTTTGTCGATTGCCTCGGTTGGCGGAGCCCATGCGGTATCGAATCCGAATCCTAAAGATTCGGGTGACTCGCTGGCTTGGACTTCGCGGACATCCCACTTAGTCCCCCAGTTGCGGATGTTCCAGGAATACCAGTGGTCTGCTCCTGTTTGTGGCTTGTCCTTCGCATCATAGTAAGCCTCTAAGTCTGTTGGCTTGATGATGTTCCAGAAACTAAAAGGTTGTTCAACCTTTACAATTTCCATCTCTTCACTACGCCAGTCGTAGTGACTGACTTCGTATGGCGCAGATAACTGCGCCTTCATCTGTGCTATCACCTCTGGTGTGCCAGTGATAGACAGCGTGTTCATTACCCAATTAGGCATTGCTTTCCTCCTTTGATTTGATGAGGTCATCGACCTCAGGTTGTAGTTCATTTGGTATTGGTTCTACTTCGTAGAACATTTCGGCATAGTTCTGGTCTTGTTCCCAGTCACCTTGCTCTAGCGCGAGCTCGACTGCTTGCTTCTTGCTTGGTGCTTCTACCTCCTGGTAGAACATGAACTCGCGCTTTTGCCATACGAGATACTTAGGCATTTTGGTATTCTCCTTTCGCTATTTGATATTTTGTGAATGTATTAAAAGGAACTCTGTCAACAGTCTTATTGACAAAGTCAATCTCTACGCACAAGTCCCAGGCATCTGTCATGTCTGTGGTTGCGTAGATACCGAAGCCAGTCTCTGACTTCCATGTTCTCCAATTAAATTGGAGATGACGATACGAGTTCCATAAGTAGGGTCGTCCCAACGTGGCTCTGCTACAGACAGAGCACAAGCCAGGTCATACTCCCATGTGGTCTCGCCCCAGTGTGAATACAGCACCACCTTTGGTGAGTTCTCAAACTGTGTGAACACGAAATTCACCCTTGCTCCCATGTTTATACCTCCGTTTCTTTGATATTGCTAATCACATGATTAGCAATGAGATGGAATGGATAGTCGCCAGTTAATAACATCTGGCGTAGCAGTAAAGCGCCTACATCTGACACCTTGTCTTCGACAGCGCTTGCCATTTGGTCGACCAGCACATCCCACTCTTCGCGGAGATACGTGGTCACTGCGATTCGGTCACAGTCCATAGACTTGACATCATCTACGAGACGTGTCCATGACTCATGGTCATTTTCAATGACCAATAGCCAGTCATGTGCGAAATCATTTGCGTCAAAATTGCTCATTGGATTCTTCCTTCCACTAGTAGCCCATCAAAGAAATCTTTGATTTCTTTTAGGACTTCGGCTTGCTTGCTATTACATACGCCACTGGCGTAGACATTCATTAAAGTTCCTTGGAACTTGTCAATGTCGTCGGTTGTATAACCCATCATCAGTATTCACATCCTTTACATTCGGGACGCAGGCAGTCACCGCAGGTGATGACTGCCTCTGTCGTTGCTTGGTCTAGTCGTTCCATATGGATTTCGACTCGGTTTCACGAATTGTCGTGTCCCAATGAGTATCATCAGCAGAACTCTGTTCTGCTAAGAACCTGCGCCACTCGGTGTCGCGACGTAATGAGCCCATAAGGGCTCCAGTTATGAATGTCATTGCCAATAGGCAAAGCATTATGATGGAGAGTGTGGTGTCCTCACTCATGCTGATACGCCTCCCTTAAGTGTGAGGTAAGCCTTTGGCTCGACTTTCTGAATCTCGCCTAAGAGTGTTACGAAGTTGGGGTATGCCTTGAACGAGTCAAGGATTGCCTGAATCTTCTTTGAAGATTTGGCGGTGTTGGTGGTGATACGGACTTTCGCGAATACTCGCTTGTCATCCGCCTTGCTTACATGAACAACGCCGTTCTTGACTGTGGCGCTGAGGGTTTGGGTTGCTACTTTTCTCATGGTGTTTCCCTTCTGCCGTCGGTATCTCCGACTAGCGGTCTATCTTTTAAGCACATCTTCGATGTGCTATCTGATTGCGTTACCTGTGAATGGTGCGCGTTTGTCTGCTCGCTTTACGAGTTTGAGTAGCGAGTAGCCTCCGATTGTCTTGCCTGTCTTGCGTTGGACTTTTGGCTTCTTCTTCCAAGCCTTGCCGTTCTTGCGTTGGGGATTGGTGATTCCTTTTGGCATGGTGCTTCCTTTCTGCCGTCTCGGTGTTTCCGATTGGCGACATTTATCTAAGCAAATCTTCGATTTGCTATTCAATGAAAAGAACATGCGCGAGCTGTCAATTACCCATATGCGTAATACGTATTTCATGTGTCATGTCTGGGGCGTATCGGGTGTGATGTGTCATGATGTGATGGGTTACGTTAGACACGCCGCATTTACGCTCAGTCAGACGGCTGGAATTGACATGAGGGGCATGGTCGTGAGATAATGCTCCCTATCGCTGAACGCTGGGTTCAGTGATTGAACAAGGAGCAACAGCATGGAAGGCACAGCATGGACGAAGGATGACCTACTCGTGAACCTACGCGAAGAGGTCAGGGCAGTGAAAGAGTTTTACAACGTGCCGACGTTAGAGCACGTTCCCGATTTCGAGTTGACGCGTCTAGTAGACGCATGGCATGGCGATATCGTGGCAGTCGGTAAGCATGTCGGAATCGTGTTCGACGTAGTCGAAAATCGCGGTGTGCGCGAGTTGTCAATCGTGCTCAATTCCCTCCGCGTAGTCATCAAGCGGGTCAACGCGTAGAGATACGCGGGCGCGCCTATAGATAGTCAGCAAACACTACCGCTCCGCATACCACATGCGGGGCGGTTTTGTCAAATTTGAGCGTGTTTTTACTGGGGCAGGGGGCAACCTCTGCCCCTTTTTTTGCGTCCGCGCTGTATCGAACCCCAGGGTTTTTTAACTGCCCCCCCACCCCCACCCCCCCTATCAGCTAAAATATTTTCACCAGAAAACCCACTCTGACCAGCACTTTTATATAACCAAGAAAAAAAGTTTTATTTTGCTCTTGAAACACGCCCATGCTCTAGTCCCCTATATAAGTGTAACGGCTGAGTTCCACGAAGCCGTAGAAGGCAGGCTTTTGCCTGCCTAACCTTGGTAAAAAAATAAAGTGGGGATACCTCTGTCTATCCCCCTGTAGACCCCTACAGGTACTGGAGATGACTTGGAAAGAAATTTAACCCCTGAAGAAGCCAGGAAAGAACTAATCGATTTGGTGCGCCAAGGGCGCACCATTACCGATGCCTTAAAAGTTATTGGTAGAAGTCGTTCTTGGTATGACACCCAACGGCGCGAAGCCGAGGGCTTCGCTGCATATATAGACAATGCTCGGTTAAGAACCTCTGACTTGGCTGGCGAAGCTCGCTCTGGTCTAAAAGACTTCGCGAGCTTCTCTGAGGCTTACTTGGCTACTAAAGTCTGGGACCATATGCTCAACGTGGTTGACATGTTGGAAGGCAAAGAACCCCGCTGGTTACATCCAGCAATGACCTACGAGAAGGGGTCGGCGGGATTATCCCGCCTCTTGGTAAATATCCCTCCTAACCACGCCAAGACCATGACAATCACCATAAACTACGTGACTTACCGCGTAGTTCAAAACCCAAACATAAACGTAATCTTAATTTCTAAAACTCAAGAGCAAGCTAAGAAGTTTCTCTACGGTATTAAACAAAGATTGACTCATCCACGTTATGCTGACCTACAAGCTGGGTTTGGTCCTAACGATGGGTATAAAGCAACCTCCGACCAATGGTCGGCAAACAAGATTTACTTAGGCGCAGATATCCGCGAGTCGGATTCTAAAGACCCAACAATTGAAGCAATTGGTATGGGTGGGCAAATCTACGGTGCTCGCGCTGACTTAATCGTACTTGATGACGTTGTTACGCTTTCCAACTCAGCGGAATGGGCTAAACAACAAGAATGGATTCGCCAAGAAGTTGCCAGCCGTCTTCCACCAGGCGGAGGGCAGCTTCTTGTCGTTGGAACCAGAGTTTCTGCAGTAGACCTATATAAAGAATTACGCAACCCGCAGCATTACACGGACGGAATCGTACCGTGGTCCTATTTGTCCATGCCTGCCGTATTGGAATACGCAGACAATCCAGAGGATTGGAAAACTCTCTGGGGAAAGTCAGAACAACCTCTTATTGAAAATGATATTCCAGATGAGAATGGTTACTTTGACCGATGGACAGGACCGCGTCTAACAGCGGTCCGTAACGAGGCTGGTCCATCCAAATGGAGTTTGGTCTACCAGAATCTCGATATCGCAGAGAATGCAATCTTCGACCCGATGTGCGTTAGAGGCGCAGTTAATGGAATGAGAAAATCGGGTGCGCTGGTTGCAGGCGCTGCTGGTCACCCTGATAACTCGCAAAACTTTTACCGAATCATTGGTATTGACCCTGCTATGTCTGGTGACACCGCAGCAGTTGCCTACGCGGTTGACCGCAGAACACAAAAGCGCTATGTCATGGACGTTTACGTCATGAGCAGCCCCACACCTGCAGCAATCAGAACTCTGATTCGAGAATGGACCGATGCCTACAAACCACATACGGTTATTGTTGAGTCGAATGCTTTTCAGCTTTTCTTGACAAAGGATGAGGAGATTAGAAACTTCTTGTCTACTCGCGGTATCAACTACCGCCCACACTACACAGGTAACAATAAGCAAGACCCAGAGTTTGGTGTAGCTTCTCTGGCTCCGTTGTTTGGAACTATCATTAAACGTGATGGTAATAATAATAACTTAAAGCATGCTGGTGACCATATGATTGAGTTGCCAGATTCTTCACGTAATGAACATGTAAAAAAATTAATAGAACAACTGGTTGTTTGGCAACCAGGGGTGCAGGGTAAGAAACTCAAGATGGATGCTGTAATGGCACTATGGTTCTGTGAAATCGTAGCCCGCGATGTATTGCTTACCGCTTCGAACGTACCCAATTTTATGAAAAATCAATTTACGCCTTCTAAGGCGATTGAGGATAGATACATCATTAACTTAGATGACTTAGCTGCAGCGCAGCGAATAGTGAGATTGTAATAATGAAAGAACTTGTACATGCCTATGAGCAGATAAAAACTCGTAATGCTGAACGCGACAAACGTATGCGTGAAGTTGCCATGGTCCGAGCAGGTAATGCTGACCAAGTATTTCGTGGTTTATTCCCAGAGGGAAACTGGTCTAAGCCTATTATTGCCAACCTTATTGACGTGGTTGCTCGCGATGTCTCTGAGCAGGCAGGTGTATTACCTACCATAACAGCTGCTGGAGATTCGTCCCTTGATGATAACCAGCGTACCAAGGCTGACAAAAGAACAAAAATTGCAAACTATTATGTTGCATCTTCGCGTCTTGGAACAGAGCTACTGCGTGGCGCAGACCAGTTAGGAACCTATGGATTTTGTGTATTTAGGGTTGAGCCTAACTTCAAGGAAAAAAGACCGCATATCCATGTCGAAAATTCCATGGGTGCTTATTACGACACGGACAGATTCGGGGAAGTAACTGTCTACTGCCGTTCATATTATCGCAAAGCTGGTGATTTAGCAGCCAAGTTCCCTGAGGTTGCAGATAAAATTTTACAGACCAGTGCGTTTGGACAAAGAGCAAATGAGAACGAATTGCTTGAGGTTGTCCGATGGGTGGATAAGAACCGTAATGTAATGTTTATACCAAGTCGCGGAGGTGTAGTACTTGCCCAAAGCCAAAACAAGATTGGTCGAGTCCCAGTTACGGTTGCTCAACGCCCTTCGCTTGATGGTGAAATCCGAGGGACATTCGACGATGTTTTGCCAGTGTATGCAGCAAAAGCGCGTCTTGCTTTGCTCACTATGGAGGCTGTTCAAAAGTCTGTTGAAGCTCCTCTTGCTCTTCCCACTGATGTTACTCAGCTATCCGTTGGTCCTGATTCGGTCATTCGTTCGAACAGTCCTGAGAAAATACGTCGCATAAACTTAGATGTACCGCAATATGCCTTTGCCGAAAACAACATTCTTGCAGATGAGTTAAAGCTAGGAACCAGGTTTCCACAAGCACGTGCAGGTCAGGCAGAAGGTTCTATTGTTACTGGTCAAGGCGTTAAGGCGCTTATGGCTGGATTTGATTCACAGATTAAAGTTATTCAATCTATCCTTGGTGAAGCAATTGGTCAGGCAATCTCAATTGCGTTTGCAACCGATGAAGCATTTTTTGCTAACACGGTTAGTGAAGTATCTGCAACAGCCAATGGTGTTCCATATAAATTAAGATATAAACCATCAAACGACATTAACGGTAACCATGGCGTAACCGTTGAATATGGATTGATGGCAGGACTTGACCCTAACCGCGCACTGGTTTGGGGTCTACAAGCACGAGGCGACAAGCTAATCTCACGAGGAATGCTACGTCGCAATTTACCAATTTCGCTCAATGCTGGAGAAGAAGAGCGAGCAATTGACATTGAAGAGATGCGTGACAGTCTAAAGACTTCTATTGCATCCCTTGCTCAAGCAATACCCATGATGGTAACGCAAGGACAAGACCCAATGGATGTTGTTGAAAAAATGGCAATAGTTATAGAAGAACGTAAAAAGGGAACAGCGCTTGAAGATGCTGTAGCTAAAGCGTTTAAGCCAGAACCAGCAGAAGAAGAAACCCCTGAACTGCCAGATATGGCACAACCAGGAGAACCTATGGGCGGTGGCGAACTACCACAAGCACCACAAGGTAGACCAGCAATGCAAGAACTGTTAGCAGGTCTAACTGGTTCAGGCAATCCTGTTCTAGCAGGACGAGTAACTCGACAAATCCCAGCATAATAAGGAGAAAAAATGATTGGAAGACAAGGTAAAGCAGCAAAGGCTCCTGTTCACCCAGGTCACGCAGGCAAGAAGTCTGGTGGCAAAGGTGTAGGACTCGGACAAGTTGCAAAAGCCCCAACACCTAAAGGTATCAAGGGCAACAATAACAAGCTTAAGTAAGGAAAATCATGGCGAAGAAGACACCAAAGAAGTTTCGCCAGGCTAGAAAAGACGCTAAAGCAGAAGCTAAAAAAGCTTTTCCTGGTAAAAGAAAAGCCGTCGTCAAAGACAGAACCGTAAAGTATTCTGCAGAAGACCAAAAGATTCTTCGGGAAATCCAGCAAGAAGCTAAACGCGGTTATATAACCACGGATACTGGCGAGCGTGTATATTCAAAACCTACCGAAACCGCACAAGAACGTATTGCACGTGACCGTGCTGCAGCAAAAGCCGAGGCTTTACGTAAATATCCCTTAGATGATGATGAAAAGCCAAAAAAGAAACCTGCTAAGAAGGCTACTAAGAAAGCTGCAGTTAAATCTGCTGCCGACAAGGAAGTTGCTAAGAATACCAAGAAGTTTGGTAGCACAAAGCCTCTTAGAGTAGTTGATACACCAGTAACTAAAGGTGGAGAACTAGAAAAGAAACTTAAGGCTGAAAAGAAGATGACTCGTGCAGAGAAGTCTGCTGCTAATAAAGCTGCATGGAAGAATATGACTCCAAAAGAGCGCAAAAACTGGAAAGCTACTAGACCAGGCGCTAATCCCGCAACAGCAACACCAAAAACTGCACCTGTGCAAAGTGTTACAAACGTACAGCCAGAAAAAGCAGGTAAAGGAACCACAAAGCCAAAGTTTGTACAAAAGAAAACTAAGGCTGGTGTTGCCAAAACAACCACTGCTGCACCTAAAACTAGTGGCACTGTAGCGGTTCGTCCAAAAGGAACTGTAGTTACAACAGGTTCAAAGCCCAAGCCAAAGGCAGCAGCTGCTGGCGCAGCAAAGAAAGCCAGTAAGTTAGCTAAATTTGGTAGAAGGTTTGCAGTAGGCGCAGTAGGTGCAGCAGCAGCTGCTGAAATTGTATCTCTTGCTAAAGGTTCTGTTTATAAAGATATGAAAGAAATCAACCGCCTAGAAGAAAAGTTAGCAAAGGCTCAAGGGAAGAAATCTGCAAACGCAACAGTTGGTGGTCGATTTAATACAAACAGAAAGTTGATGCAATCTAATCTATCCAATTTTGCTGACCTTGCAACTTTCGGTGCTGTTGGTCAAACACGTCGTGAACGTATGGATGAGCTTAATAAATTAATTAGGCGGGAGAAGAAAAAGACTAAAACCGCTTCGGGTTCCGCGTTTGGTAGCAGTTCTGCTGCAGAACGTGGACGTACCGCAGTGCGAGCAGGAAGAGATAGAACAAAATCTGTCTCTGGCGGTTCATCTGATTCTAAGCCAAGCGGTGTTTACGTAGTCAAAAGAGGTGATACGCTTTCAGGTATTGCTAAAGCTGCAGGTGTTTCCCTTGCTGACGTACGTGCAGCAAATAAGAAGTTTGCTAAGAATCCTAAATACAAGCAAGGTAGCATGATTTGGGCAGGAACAACCGTAAAAATTCCTAAAAAGAAATAGGTTAATAAATGTCAACGATGCAGCCAGCAGGTCCTGGTCCATACACAAAACGCACAGACCGCCAAGGCGCAAAGCGCCTTCCTAATGCTGCCTATGGCGAGCAAAAGGAATTTCAGAATCAACAGATGTCGGCTCCTATGGCAAAAAGCGGTGGAGCTAGACCAAGTATGAACGACCTGATGGCTAACATCGTTCCATTTAATGCACCAACACAAAGACCAGATGAGCTAGTTACTGCTGGAGTAGATGATACTCCAGGTCCAGGTAGTGAAATATTAGGGCTTAATAAATCACAAGCTGATGCACAATTAGAAGACTTAGGGAAACTAAGTAAATACTTGCCATTAATGGTGCAATTTGCAGATTCACCACAATCTTCGGGAACAATGAAAGCTTTTGTTAAATACTTACGGAGTCAGCAAGAATGAAAATATTCAGGAAATTCGAAGAGAATCTTGAATACCTTGGATTTGACATGGCTCCGCTGGCATGGGATTTGGCGCGTTTTCCGTTTGATTCTGACGATGACCGATACGCAATGCTAGAGGAATTGACGGCGAAAGAGGAGGCTATCCCAAGTGAGTCTATGGACTGATTCGGGTTTGTATGGAGAAAATAAACCACAACCTCCGTTATCCAAGGTAGACAAGTTTAAGAAACAACAATTTGATGATACCAAAGTCGGTAAAATAGAAGAAGCAATAATCCCTAAAGTTGCTAGCGCTATTGAATCGGGTAAAAAGGGCAGGTTTGGTTTTTTCGTAAATCCCGCAATTGGACTTGTTGAAGGTCTTAATAAGCGTGTAATACAACCGCTAACCCAGGGAATATCCACAGCATTGCTTACACCACAGGCAATGATGGCTGGTAAGGGTAACCCTATACAAAGTTTTCGTTTTGCCAAAGAACAATCTAAAAGAATTTCCTACGGCGCAGCTTTTGCAACTACCGTAGGTCAATTTGCCAGCCCTGTCTTGCCAGACAAAATTACTCCAACTTTCATGGATGACAATTTTGATATCTTTAATGATAAGCAACGCGACAGAGCGTTTCGCGATGAGTGGATTGGTATATTTGCATCTGGAGCAAGCGATATTGCAGGTGCATTTCTTGGAACCAAAGGTGCTGGTAGCGCAGTAAGAGCGGGAGCTCGCAAAACCATAGGCTCAAAAAGAATTGTCACCACTGAGGATATGAATAAGTTCAAATCTGAACTTGAAGATGCTGTATCTCAGCAAGCTTTACCAGTCGAGCAAAGAACTAGAACTGGTCTTACCATTCTTCTTGATGATTTGGTCGCAGAAAAAGATTTGTCTAAGTTATCTATCAACCCATTTATATCGGAATCTAATAATCCTTACAGGACAGCAACCATAGTTTCTAGGTTAGATAACCATAGAGATGTAGCCGATTATCTCATGGCAGAACGTGGAGATACTGCAGCATTCTTAAGATTTATGGAAAGCAATCCACTTAAGGCTGACCATTTGGATAACTATGGAATTGTATTAACGAAACCTATTTCAGATTTTGCAGATGTTGGATTAGATGAATTAAGTCCAAAGCTAACCCAACGGTATCAAAAAGTAATTGATGCTAAAAAAGCAACCGATAGGGATTTTGCTGATGCGTTAGAAAACATGTTGACCAGTAAGCAGGTTGCAGATTACCGTCCTGGTAAATATGCTGCTTTGGAAAATTTAGATTTGACTAGAAGAAAAATAGCTAATCAAGCACAGTATGGCGATTTAAAATTATTTGGGGCAGAAGGTAATAACGCCTGGAAAGTTTCAGTATATCAATCAGAACCGTATGACCGAATGATTCGCCTTATTTCCTGGATGGGTTCTGGAAGACCTCAGGGTCATATTAATCTTTCTAACCCGCGTAAATTTGAAGCAGCAGCTGATTTAAGGTCTGACCTAAATCGCATTATGTTTCTTAAAGGGGCAGAAGGGGTAGCATATAAACGCAAAGCTGTAGATAGGTTTCTAAGAGCCCAAGATAATACAACTCGCGCAATAGTATTAACAGAGATTGAACAAGAAGTGTTAGAGATGATGGCTAAACGTTATGGCGTAACGGATTTACAAGATGTTCGCACCATGGAACAAGCCATTACAGAAATGAAAAGTTGGCATTTAGAAAAGTCTAGCAAGCGTCAAGATATGAAATCTTATGCTGCTAAGCATGGTTACATTCCAGAAGATGGAGTCGTAAACGTGCAAAATTGGTTATCTCCGACAACTGAAGCAAACACCTTGCCAATATTAGATTTTCGCAAATTAGAGCAAGATGTCATTATTCATTTAAAAGGCACACCAAAGGTTTCACCTAAGGATGTAACGAGAGCTAAAACCGCAAAAGTTGCAATGACGCTTGGTGAATTTTTTGATATTGCAAACATGACGTTTAGTAATTTAAATCTTATTCGCGTTGCCTACATTCCTAAAAACTCAGTGGTTGACCCAATTGCTCGCGCAAGTATGGCTCTTGAATCTACGGAAATTATTCGTAACTCTTTACCTGGAATCAGTAACTTTTTATATAATGGCTCACTTAGAGTAGAAAGATTAAAAAAATTTATTCCAGGTAGCCCTAAGTACAAAGCTCGTAAAATAGCAGAAGAAGCTAAATTTAATATTGCAAAGTTTCGTTCAGATATAGAACCTAAAGTTGTAATTTGGGAAAACGCACAGAAGGCAGCCAACGATGCAGATAAGGTTTTAACCAAAGCTGCTAGTACTCGTGACCGACTAGCTGCCAGAGCAGCTCGCAGCAATGACCCAGACGTACATGCTGCAGCTCAAGCAGCTCAAGATAATTACTATAAAGCTGTTTCTGCGTACAACCAGGCACAAAACGCACTTACTAAATCTGCTGATGAAATGCACGGTTACGCCAAACTTATTGAATCAGAAAGAAAAAAAATTACGCCATTTGTTTTTGGTGAAGGTGAGTTAAGAAAAACTAAAACCCTTGGTGTGGAAGAAGAAACAATAGTTAGTGCCAGCGGAAAGAAATATACGATTGCTGGATTAGCAGACCCTAATATTCGTGGCGTTAGCCCTTACATGGATGAAGTTGACAGTAGCATTAATTTTTACGCAGCATCTTTGCAATCAGAAATTAGCCGTAGGCTTAAATATGAAGGTTCAAAATTTGTAAAAATTTATCGAAACGAAGGTAAGCCATACTGGAATGGTTTGTCGCATTTAGCTAATAGGCAGATTCGTCAAGAACTAGACCTACCTTTAGGAATGATATTTAGAGGCGATAGCAAGATTGATGTTTTAGATTGGTTGTATGGTCCTAACGGTGCTAATTATCGAATCCGTATGGAAAAACTTTACGGCAGACCAATGACGCGAGATGACTTTGGTGCTTGGTTTGATGAAACCCAAGATACTCTTATGAGATATTTTCCAGACGAAAAACTTAGAGCTACTATATTAACTCGAAATGTCAGTCCTAAAGAGGTAGAAGCCTCTTTGATGGGTAGGTTAGATTTACCTGAATCTATTGACGGACCCAATATAAGCCTCAATGAATTAAATCGTGTTGAAAAAAAATATGCACAGTTTAGCGCAGGTATTGATACACTCTGGAGGGTGTTAGCCTATTCTGAAAATAGAATGGCTCGTAATCCGTTATTTTTAATTTATGCTCGTCAAGAACTTAAAACTTTAATTAATTCAGCTGAACGTGCTGGACGTAAATTAGATGATGCTGTTATAAATCAGGAACTGCGCGACATTGCTTATCGCAACGCCCTGACTCGTGTAGAACGTACGCTTTACTCTTCGCGTCGACTGACCAACGGTATGTATTTGGCGCGTTATGCCATGAGTTTCCCATTAGCATTTTTCAATAGTCAATTAGTTGCAATGCGATTAATTGCCCGCAACCCAATGAATGCTTATTGGTATAGCAGTGTGCAGACAGCGCTAGATGATTTCCAAGCGTATGAAGACCGCGATGGTAATACCTATAAAAGCATCAGTGATGTTCCTAAAGGAACATCAGTAACTGTCAAGTTTCCGTTACACGGAAAAATACCTAGCTGGGCTAGCGATTCTTTAAAACCATATACCGATGTCCGCGGTGGCGGTATTAGAGTAAATCCAAAACAATTAGAGTTTATGATTGCGGACCCATCTGTTTCATGGTTTGGTGGCGTAACAATATCTCAATTAATTAAAAATGGTTTCGGTATAAGACCTTGGAAAGTATATGGTGAGGATATAGCCAAGGCTATGCGTAACTCACTTGGCGATGATATATATGAATCAAGCATACTGTTTGGTGGTTATCCAGTTGAGGGCGAAAACAGTATAGATACAGCACTTAATGTCATATTTCCAGGATATGGAAAATCAATTGTCGATGGATTTAGTTTAATGTTTAGTGGTGGCTCAAACGGTTCAGAACGAGCATTGGATGAAATTGTAAACCAATATAAAGTTGCTTACGCAGAATGGGACAGAAATGGTCGTTCTGGTAATCCGCCAACGCCAGAGCAGGCAGCTAAATCAGCTGGCGCAATGATGTTTATTCGCGCTGTAGTTCAATTTAACTCACCTCTTTCTGTTGGGTTTGACCCTGTCACTCGCGCTGCCACAACTTATTACGCAGATTTAGTAGAGGAATTTAAAGGCGATTACGACATGGCTCAAAAAATTATGATTGAGCAATGGGGTGTAGATTCCTTAGCCTTAATTGGCTCAAGTAAACGCAACAACGCAGGTCTTGCAGCTACCAATAGCGATATAAAAATTATTCGTAATTTTGAAGGATTGCTTTCTGATATGGGTAGGTATGGGACAAAGTATGCAGGAATGCTTTCCTCAGGGTATGACAACGACTTAACCACCAATTCTAAATATTCTGCAGAAGTTGCAGCAATTTATAAAAGATTAAATTTTCCTGGCACGGTAGATTTACCAATAACCCAGAGAAAAAATATTTCTGGATTAGGTGGAATTAGAGAAGAGGTAGAGGCTCGACGCGGTTGGGCTGAATACCAAAAAGCTCAAGAGTGGCGAGATGCAATGATGTATCAATACGGCATCCGTTCAACCCAAGAAGTAATGTACGAACGTAGTGGAATCAAAGAATACTACGACAACATGGTTGATGATATTGCTAATCAGTTTCCAGGCTGGACCCAGGCTTACAATGACAACCGTGAAGATTATTGGCGGGGGCTTATTCCAACAGTTGAGAAGATTTCAAACGACACCAAATGGCGCAGTCATGCTTATAAAAACGGCGACAAGTGGGAAGAGATTGCTTACTGGCTAGAACAAGCTAAGAATTTCAAACGGCTATATAGCCAGACAGCCAACACAGATGACCGCAAGCTTCGCCTTAAGACAGAGTTTGCACAGTTTCATTACGACTATTTACAGACGGCATCAGATGATTTTGCTGCTTTTGCTTATAGATGGTTAAACAACATGCCCGAATTAAACGAAGAGTTAGCGGTGAGAGAATAATGACTGAAACTTACAATCAAATGCGTGAAAAACAAATTAGGGATTCCAAAGACAAACCTTCATTTACTGGACGTACTCCACCTGTTTTACTTCCTGGAATTAGTGGTGGCGCACAGGCAAGCGAAGCTTATGGTTGGTTTAGATTAGTTGCTGCTAAAGCACCAAAAGGAACTCCAGCTCGCAAAGCTTACGATATGTTTGTTCAACGTCTTCAAGCTTTAGGTATTCCTAAATCTAAATGGAATAGCGTGTGGAAAGATGCAGTCGATTGGACCCAGACCCCAGGGTCTGGTTCTACTGGTGACCCATCTGGTTATCTTGGAGTGCTTGACCCATCTGATTACGCGTCTGAATCCAAAAAGAAATACGGAACAACAAAATCTAAAACTAGTGTAGTTACAAAATATTCTCCATCAAGCGCTAGCGCTGACATAAACAAGTTTATGGAGAGTGAAGTAGGAAGAACTGCCACCAAGGAAGAGATTGACCTTTACTTAGCTGGTGTTAATAAGCAAGCTGCGGGCAGCCCTGCTATTACAAAACGAACAGATACCACCAAGCCTGGTAGCGGTAAAGGAGCTAACGCAATCCTTGGCTCTACAACCAGCAAGGTCAGCCAAACTACTGGGTTTGACCCAACTATTTATGCACAAAACTTTGCTCGTAGTCGTCCAGATTTTGCTGAGTCATTTGCTACTAAAGCAGTATTAGGAATTATACAAAGTGTACTTCGCGACCCTAACGCAATAGGTCAGGTGGTTGAGTAATGGCAGAGAAAAGACCTAAAGGTGCATTGCCAAAGAGAAAGCCTAAGCTTTCTGGCGGAAACACCGTTCCCGCATCAAGTAGACCGTTTGGTGGTAGCTCTGCAACAAACAGGGTTATATCTAAAAGTGGAAGCAAAGCTTCAACTAAAGTCAAAAAACCTAAAGGTGCATTGCCAAAAGGTGGAGGTAAAGCTGCAGCAGGCAGTAAATTAGTTAACCCACCTAAAACACCTAGAACACCTCTTCGTAAGATTGAACGTAAACCTAACCGTAAGCCTAAACCTAAACCGCAAGTAGTTGCAGAAACTAAGATTATTAGCCCAGGAGAGTTTAGGCAGTTTGAGGAATCGGATAGGGAAGAATCTAGTTCGTTTGATTCAGCTGATTCATCTTCTGTTTATCCAACAACTAAAGACACTTTATCAATGGAACAATTGATGAAGCAGTTTGGTATTGCTGCTGCAGTGTTAGCTAACAATCCAAGCTTAGTTGAGGCGTTAAACAGAATCCTTGGTAAAGACGGTCAACCTATGATTACCGACCCCGCTATACAGGAAGCAATTATCAAAGGAACCAGTTGGTATCGCGACCAAACAGATACTCAACGAACATATGATTATTACAGAGCAACCAACCCTGGGCAATTTGCTGCAGATTTGCAACTAAATGCAAGTAAGATTGTCAAACAATTTGCATCTTTAGGTTTGTCTATCACGGCGCAAGATGCTATTGATTATGCCAACAATGCCATGAAACAAGTAATTATTAAGGACGGCAAAGTTGTCAGGTTCGACCAAGACTATCTAAACAAGTTAATGTCCGACTCTATTAAGTTCACTAAGACTGGAACTATTGATGGTCGGGTTACCTATACTGGCTTGGCTGGTAAGTTGGAAACTATGGCTACTGAGCTATATGGCAGAGCTTGGGAGTATGGGTTTCCAGCAACCATGTCCAACGAAGGGTTTAGTAATTGGTTTGAATCAAGCATGAAGGGTCTAGTTGCTGGAACTTTAAATCCAGAAGATGTAGACAACCTGCTTCAACAAAGAGCAAAGTCATTTGCTCCTGGTCTTGCTAGGTTTATTGACCAAGGTCAGACCTTGCGCCAAGCAGCCGATGCACATATTAACGCTGTAGCAATGACATGGGAGGTAGACCCAGATTCATTGGACCTTAACAATGATTACTTACAAAGAGCCATTAACCATCAAGACGAGAAAGGTAACTTCACTACAATGAATCTATATGACACAAAAAAGCTAGCTCGCCGTAGTGATAATTTTGATTTAACACAGCAAGCAAAAGAAGAAAAAACTGGTATGGCACAAGCAATGCTTCGCGATTTTCAATTTTTAGCTTAGGGTAAATAATGTCAAGAGATAGTTTTTATGAAGCAATATTAGAAGCCAGGAAAGCTGCTCAAAGACCAGTGGTTGATTTTGACCCTGGTGAAGATGCTCGCGAACGGCGCAGAATAGCGCAAGCACAGCAATATGCACAATCAGCAAATCAACCTGTCTCAAAAGTATTTGCTGCAAAAATTGACCCTTATTATACAAGGGACCCTAAAACCAATAAATCTCCTGCACGAGTTGAAGCAGCAGAAGCGCAAGAAGAAGCACGAATTGCCAGGGAGCAGGCTGCAGAAGCTTTACGAAAAGCGCTAGAAGCAGAAAGAAATTTAGATACCCCAACAGATACTTCAACTAGTACCTCAACAGATACTTCAACTAGTACCTCAACAGATACTTCAACTAGTACCTCAACAGATACTTCAACTAGTACCTCAACAGATACTTCAACTAGTACCTCAACTGGTACTTCAACTAGTACCTCAACAGATACTTCAACTAGTACTTCAACTGGTACTCCAACTAGTACTTCAACTGGTACTTCAACTGGTATAGGTGCTGGCGCTGGCGGTTCTGGTCCAGATGCTGCTGCACAAAAAGCAATTATGGACCAAATTAAAGCGCTTACCGACCAAATAGCAAAAATGCAAAACGCAGCAGCAATTGAAGCTGCTAAGCCAAAAGTTGTTGGAACACGTACCGTACGTAAAAAAGGTGGCATTGTAGAAGTTGTTCAGGTCATGTCTGATGGCTCTACTGGGAATGTTCTTGAAAGTTATAAAGACCTTGGCGCTCGTGACTCAGCAATGAAGATGTTTGAAAACGCTGGTCTTGATAAACAATTTTCAAAAAGTTTAATGGATATTATGGACAAAGTGTATGAAGAAAATATTATGCCTACCGAAGCACAGGTTTTAAACACTGTCTATAACAGCGATGCTTATAAAACTAGATTCGCTGGCAATGAAATTATTCGTAAACGTATGGCAGATGGCAAAGGTCTACCAGGAGATAGGTTACTTAGCCCATCCGAATACGTTAAGACCGAAGATGCTTACAGGGAAATTATGTCTGAGGCTGGCTTACCTAGTTACTTCTACGACCAACCAGAAGATTTTGCTAAGTTTATTGGAGAGCTAGGAACCTCTGTCGCTGAGATTGCTGCTCGTGTAAATCTAGCTAAACAAGCGTTACAAAATGCAGACCAAAACATTAAAAACTCTTTAAAGCAGTATTACGGTTTGTCAGAAGGTGACATGGTTGCCTACCTACTTGACCCAGATAAAGCATTCCGTGCAATTGATTCTAGGTTTACATACACCTCTGACGAGTTAAAACGTAAATATCAAGCCTCTGAAATCGGTGGCGCAGCTACTCGCGCTGGTATGCAAACTGGAATCAGTAAAGATTTTGCCGAAGAAATTCTTAAAGCTGGTAAAGGCGATTCGGCTGAACGTGCATTCCAAAGCTCAGTTCGCGAACAAGAAGATTACCAAAGACTTATGGGTCTATATGGCGAAACCGCTGGAACCGAAGATTTGACTCGTGAAGCACTTGCACTTGCTGGTGGAGCAGATGTTGGAGTTAAGATTAAGAAACTAGCAAGCAAAGAACGTGCAAAATTCCAGCAACAAAGCGCTCTTAATAGAGCGTCGCTAGGTTCTCGCTCAAAAAGACCTGACGTATAACAAACAGAATCCGTCCCAGACCGTCCAGCCCTGGTGATGTGTATAAGCCTGGAAGTCATCACGTCTACGAATCAGTACCCCTGCTGACGAGTACGTGTGGTGCAGGACCCGATGAGGGTTTTAACTACTAATAGGGAGAAAACAATGGCAGAAGAATATAACGAGTACGAGTTTGAAGATGAAGACGCAGGTAGCGGTACTGACCTGGTAAAAAAACTTCGAAAAGAAATCGACAGGCTTTCAAAACAAATTAAAGAGCAAGACGATATTCTTGAGGAGATTACAGCCTACAGTCACGAAGCATCTGTTGGAGAAATCTTAGAAAACTTTGGACTCAACCCAAAAATCGCAGCATTCATCCCAGAGGAAATCGAAGCCGATGAGGATGCGGTAGCTGAATGGTTAAATGAATACGGCGATGCTTTTGGTATCGAAGCCGTTGAAGAGGGAGAGCAATCTCCCGACGCTCAAGAATATGAGCGAATGTCAGATTTTGACAATGGTGACATTGACCCATACGTGGGTCAAGACTTGGCTTCTCGTATCGCGAACGCTAGTTCGCCAGAGGAATTGAGTAACCTTCTCAAAAGCTGATAGTCCACAGTAAACCTAATTAGAAGGAAATCATGCCTACTACACCCGCAACATCAACTACGACAAGCACATTGTCGAACTTGATTCAGACGGCGTATGACAAGTACATTGAGTTTAACCTTCGTTCTGAGCCAATGTTCCGTAAATTTGCGGACAAGCGCCCAGTCGATGTAACAAACCCAGGTAACACCGTCGTCTTTCAGGTCTACCAAGACCTATCACGTGCAACTACTGCACTAACCCAGACACAGGACCCAGACGCTGTAGAACTTAACAACACCAATAAGGTGAATGTTACTGTTGATGAGTACGGCAATGCCGTAATCACAACCGAGCGCTTGGCTCTTGAGTCAATCTCCGCAATCGACCCAGCTGTTGCAGACATGTTGTCATTCAACATGCGTGACTCACTTGATTCACTAGTGTGGACCAAGTTGACATCGCTTGCAACAATGCGTTTTACAGGAACAACTGCTGCTAACGAAGCAACCATCAATGGTGAAAACGTATCTGCGAGCACCACAGCTGCAAACCTTACCGCTGCACTTGCACGTAAAGGTGTTGCAAAGCTTCGTGGCGCAAACGTACAACCACGCGATGGCGGACTCTATACAGCACTTATCCACCCAGATGTGTCTTTCGACCTTCGTTCTGAAGCTCAGACCTCTGGTTCTGCTGTTTGGCAGTTACCTCACACCTATACAGAGGCTGGCGTTGCCAATCTTTGGAACGGTGAAATTGGTATCTATGACCAGGTTCGTTATATCGAATCTCCACGCTGCGAGTCAATTTCTGGCTCTGGCGCAAACAAGGTATACGCAACTGTTCTTCTCGGTAAGCAGGCTCTTCTTGAGGCTGTTTGCTACGAGCCAAAGACAGTTATTGGTCCTGTAACTGACAAGTTGATGCGGTTCCGTCCTGCTGGCTGGAAGGCTCTTATCGGTTGGAATATCTTCCGTAAAGAAGCTCGCTACGTCATTCAGACGAAATCAAGTATCGCTGCGTAGTTTAAAAAATAAAGAGGGGTGGGTAACCACCCCTCTTTACAAAAGGAGAAATATGGCTAAAAAGAAAAAAGCTGAAGAACTACTATTAGATTTTTTTACGCCATTACAAGAGTACGCACATCAGGCGCATGAGTTGTATAACTCTTTTGCTCAGGCGGGATTTACGGAGGGTGAAGCGTGGGAACTAATGGTTCGTCATCTTCCTGATTGGGAATTAGAAGCACCAGATTTTATAGAAAAGGATGAGGAATAATGTTAGACCCAAAGCTTAAACGAATTGGGGTATCTGGTTATAACAGACCGAAAGCAACGCCTACTCATCCAAAAAAATCACATGTAGTAGTGGCTAAAGTTGGCGGAAAAACAAAAGTAATTAGATTTGGCGAGCAAGGAGCAAAAACAGCGGGAGCACCTAAATCTGGTGAGTCCACTTCAATGACCAAAAAACGTAAAAGTTTTAAAGCTCGTCATGCAAAAAATATAGCAAAAGGAAAACTAAGTGCCGCATTTTGGGCAGATAAGGTGAAGTGGTAAATATGGCAGCAAAGTCGCCAGATGCAGCTCGCGCTGCTTACGCTCGTAAGCAAGCTAAGAAGGCTGCAGCAGGAAAAAGAATCAAAGTATCTCAGGCTACAATCGACAAGATTAAGGCAAGGGGTATGACTAAGTCATTGAAGAAGGCTCAGACCTCATCCAATGCAGAGTATCAGGAAGCAATCAAGCGTATGTACGGCGCACGTCGCGCTAGCGCAGCTAAGGGTCAGGGAGCGGATGCTCGCACTCGCAATGCATTTATCTCAAGCTTGTCACCTAGCAAACCAAAAATGCGCGGTGGCGGTGCTGGAAGCTACATGAAGTAATTTTATGCCTAAAATTTTTCGTGGACCATCTATGAAAATTAAATTGGGAATGAGTAATGAACTCTGGTTTGTCTCATACCCATGGGCTAAAACTGTAGTGAAAAAGAATGGAACTTGGTCAACAATTGTTTCTCCACAAGACAGTACTTTGTCCTCTTATGACAGGGTACTGCGTGGAGGTTACGAAAACCCAATTACAGATGCAGAAGCTGCAGAGCTTACTGCTGCTGGATATGGAGAATACATTGTCACAGTGTAGAACTGGATGCCCCACCCAAGACCATGAGTCTTGGGGTGATTGTTTACGTGCAGCAAACATTGCTGTTAGCAATGACCCGATTGCACAGTCGATTAAGACAACCGATAGGGAATTAAGTGCCTATCGTGACGCTCGCAAACAAGGCATCCAGCCTGCATCGACAAAAATGAAAGACATTCAAAAAGCGGTCAGAGTATCTGACCTTATCGGAAGGGCAGCGCAAGCGTAATGGCAACCTTGAAAGAATTGATTGAGCAGACGCTTGGCGAAATTAATAGTTATGTGCAAAACCAAGAGTCGGTAACTATAATAACAAGCGCAACAACCGCTGGTGATTTAACAATGTTAGTAGATGACCCTACTGCATTGAGTAGAGGTATTGTTGAAATTGACGATGAGCTTATATACCTAAAAAAAGTATTTCCAACAACAGGCACTATTCAAGCATTAGGTACTGCTGCTAATGTTATTGGTCGTGGGTGGCGTGGCACTTCAGCAGCAAGCCATGTAACTGGCTCGATAGTAAGAAACAATCCAACTTTTCCACGTAATCAAGTTAAACGAGCCATCCTTGAAACAATAAAAGGTATGGATTTTCCTTGCATTGCAAATCATACATTTACGTTTAATGGGGCTGATTACTCATACATAATGCCAGACACATTGAAAAATATTGTTGGTATTTCGTGGGATGTTCCAGATTCAACTGGTGTATGGCAGATAATTAAACGCTATAGGATTGATAAAAACTATTATGATACCGATACGGCATCTATAAAAATAGCTTTGATTCTTAATGAATCGCCTATGCCTGGTCGTACGGTTAATGTTCAATACGTAAAGCTTCCAACCGTGATTACAGAAAATCAAGAATTAACCGTTAGTGGCTTGCCTGTATCTTGCGAAGATGTAGTACGTCTTGGCGCTATGTATCGCTTGCTATCTACAGTAGACCCTGGAAAGGTTATAGCTACTTCGGTATCTGCCGATGCCCTAGACCAACCAGTTCAAGCTGGTGCTTCTACATCTATAGCTAAATACATATTTAATCTTTATACCGTTCGCTTGACGGAAGAAATTTCAAAACAACAAGCAAAATTCCTAAACACTATCCAGTATACGAGGTAATAAATGCCGTCAATTTCACGCTATTACAGCTCTACTGCTGCTAAGACCACACTATCTAGTGCGGTTGATGCCAGCGCGACAAGCTTCTCTTTGGCTGCTGCTACAGGGTTACCAGCGCAGTATCCATTCACATTAATTCTTGAAAAAGATACCGCTAACGAAGAAATCATAGAGGTAACAGCAAAAGTCGGCTCTACCTTTACCGTAACACGCGGTGTTGACGGTTCGTCCGCAAAGTCACACTCTGTAGGTGCAGCAGTTGAACACGGTGTATCTGCTCGTGATTTTTCAGAATCACGCAGCCACGAGGCTACTACCTCAGCACACGGTGTTACTGGAGACGTAGTTGGTACTGGTGGAGCACAAACGCTCACTGGTCCAAAGACCCTTACTTCTCCAATAGTTAATACGCCAACAATTGCTGGTGCAACAATCAGTGGTACGTTTACTTCTACTGCAACAATTACTGGTGGCACAATAAGTAGTGCAACCATTACTGGTCTGTCATCTGCTGGAATGGTTGATTCTTCTGCTACTCCTAAAAATTATGTTGATAGCATTCTTGGTTCTGCGGTTGCAGCTTCTACTTCAGCAACATCGGCTGCAACTTCAGCATCTTCTGCTGCTACTAGCGCATCGAGCGCTTTAACAAGCGCAACGTCTGCAGGTACAAGTGCAACATCAGCGCTTGCTAGCCAAACAGCTGCAGCAACCAGCGCCACTTCTGCTTTAGCGTCTCAAACAGCAGCAGCGACATCGGCAACATCTGCAGCCACTTCCGCTACTTCAGCTAGTAATAGCGCTTCTTCCGCTGCAACGTCTGCCTCATCTGCTCTTACATCTCAGAGTTCGGCAGCCACATCAGCAACTTCTGCAGCCAACTCGCAAACCTCAGCAGCCAACTCAGCTTCTGCTGCAGCAACATCTGCTACCAGTGCAGCAACAAGCGCATCTTCGGCAGCAACATCAGCATCTAGCGCATTAACATCGCAAACATCTGCAGACACTAGCGCTACAAGCGCTGCTAATAGTGCAACCGCTGCTGCTACATCGGCAACTTCTGCTGCAAATAGCGCAACTTCGGCATCTAATTCTGCAGCAACGGCGGTGACTAGTGCAGCTAATGCTGCAACATCTGCATCATCAGCTGCCACCTCAGCAAGTTCGGCAGCAACTTCTGCCTCAAGTGCGGAAACAACTTATGACCAATTTGATGACAGGTATCTTGGAACCAAGACATCCAACCCATCTGTAGATAACGATGGTAACGCACTTATTGTTGGAGCTCTATACTTCAACTCAGTAACTGGCATTATGGCAGTATGGACTGGTTCCACATGGAGCCCTATTAATTCAGCTAATGCTTATAGCGCTCCAACGCTTGGTTCAACTATTATAAATTCTGGCGCGACAGTTACAACAATAGAAGGATTTACCAAACTTATATCTGGAACATATGCATCACTTGATGCCGACTCTAAAGAAATAAACATAACGTTCATGAACATCATGGGCGCGTATTAAGAAAGGTAGTAACTAATGGCTACAACAACTAAAGTGTTGGCTAGAACCGCAGCAGCGACATCTAGCGCAACACTATACACAGCTCCTAATACGAGCACACTGGCGGTAGTAACTAATATAGTTATTGCCAATACTGCAACTTCTCAGTCGACTGCGACTATCGCAATCGACGGCGTAGTAGTTGTACCGACAATCAAGGTAGATGCCAACTCTGTAGTTGGGTTTGATATGAAGCAGGTTATACCCGCTGCCAACCCAGCAAAGACTATTACTGGATTTGCTTCAACAACTGGTGTCAACTTTCATATTAGCGGAGTGGAGATTGCCTAATGCCATTCCAACAATATCCCTTTAAAGGTGGCATACCATCAGGCAATACTGCTGGTCGCCCAACTAACCCTGTAATCGGAGATACCTACTATAACGGTCAACTTGAAATCCTTGAGATTTTCAATGGAACTACATTTGTAGCAGTATCTGCCCCACCTTCAACACCTACTATTGCAACACCAACTGATGCTTCAACTGGTGATGCTTATACAGCTACTGCTGGAAAACTATCTGTTGTATTTACACAAGGTAGCGGTGGTGGAACCCCTAATCAGTATAATGCTTATACAACCGCTGGTGGAAATAGTGCATCAAGTTCATCTACAACAGTAACTATTACTGGTCTCACCCCAGGAACTGCTTATACCGTTTATGGTAATGCTCAAAATAACTTTGGAACTACTGTTAATACAGCAAATGCTGCTCCAGTAACTCCAACAACATTGCCCGAAGTAAGAACTATCGGTACTGCAACAGCATCAGCTTCTGCCAGTGAAGTAACAGTAACTTGGACTAATGGAAATAATGGCGGTAAAAATCTTACATCTATAACTATCACTCCATTTCTTAACGGAGTTACTGCTGAAACCCCTCGTACAGCAGCAACTACAAGTTCTACATCATATACATTTACACAAGGTCAATTAACTGCTGGTGCTTCATATACATTTAAGGTAAAAGCAACTAACGCTAATGGAACTTCTGCTGACTCAAATGCAACAAATAGTGCAACTATGCCTAGCACTGTATTTGGTGTTGATTATTTAGTAGTTGCAGGTGGCGGTGCTGGAGCATCTAGGATTGCAAGAACTGGTGTTGGTGGCGGAGGTGCTGGTGGCTTAAGGTCAACAGTAACTGCAACTGGAGGTGGTGGTTCTGTAGAATCAGCACTTACTTTAAATTTAGGAACTACCTATACGGTAACAGTTGGCGGTGGTGGTTCTGCACAGACAACTACTGCTGCAACCGAAAGCGGAGTTCTTGCTAATTCTGGCAACAATTCTTCAATATCTGGGTCTGGTCTTACTACTATAACTTCAACTGGTGGCGGTGGAGCACAGGGTGGGCAATATAGCCAAGTTAATGCTGCATCTTCTGGCGGTTCAGGCGGTGGTGCTGGTGCTGGTGACCCTCCTAATCCTTCTGGTGGCGCTGGAACTGCTAATCAAGGCTATGCGGGTGGAAATGGTACCGCAAGCGGCACTAACTTAGCTCGTGCAGGAGCAGGTGGTGGTGGTGCTGGTGCTGCTGGGAGTAATACTTCAGGTGGTACTTGCACTGCTGGTGGTAATGGTGTTGCAGTGTCTATTACTGGTTCTTCTGTAACTTATGCTGGAGGTGGTGGTGGTGCTTGTCACGGAGCATCAACAACGCCTGCTGCTGGCGGTGGTACTGGTGGTGGTGGCGCTGGTCTTGCTGGTGATGTTACAACAGGTAATAACGGAGGGACAAATCTTGGTGGTGGCGGTGGAGCAATTTGCCGAAATGACCAAATAACTCTTCAGAATGCAACATCTGGAGCAGGCGGTTCAGGAGTAGTTATTATTCGTGCAACCCAACAAGCAGCATCTACTACAGGTTCTCCAACCTATACTACATCAGGTTCATACCACATCTACAAATTTACAGGAAGCGGGAGTATAACCTACTAATGGCACATTTTGCACAATTAAACGAAAACAATAAAGTAACTCAAGTTATTGTTGTTCATAATAATGAACTTTTAGAAGATGGAGTTGAGTCAGAATCCAAAGGTATTGCCTTTTGTAAATCACTTTATGGTGAAAATACAAAGTGGGTTCAAACTTCATACAATGGAAATAAAAGAAAACATTATGCTGGTAAGGATTATATATACGACCCAGATTTTGATGCTTTTATTCCACCTAAACCATATCCTTCTTGGAAGTTAAATTATAAAACATTTATTTGGGATGCACCATTTCCTGCTCCAGATTATATTGAAGGCTACGACCGTATATGGTCTGAAATAAATCAAGAGTGGGTTCAAGTAGAAATAGAAATACCTTCTGAAAACTAAAGGAGAAATAAATGAATGAAAAAACTTTTGCAGCTGTTAAAAGCTATGTCCGCCATTTTATCGGTGCTTGCCTTGCTGCCTTTACTGCTACTGGTGGGGATATCTTCACTCTTGATACAGCAGGACTCAAAGCAATCTTCACAGCGGGAGTCGTGGCAGTGCTGCCCGTCGTGCTCCGTGCTTTAGATACATCCGATTCAGCGTTCGGTAAGACAGAATAATGAGTACCAACGAATGGGCTGGTATCGCGGTAGCGGTTACCACAATAGTCGCCAGCTTTGCTGGCTCAGTTCGTTGGTTAGTCAAACACTATCTTACTGAACTCAAAGCTAATGGCGGTACATCCCTTCGAGATAAAGTTGACCTATTAGAACAGAAGGTAGAGTTACTTACCGAATTGGTTAAAGAAGCAATTAGAAAATAAATGCCTGAGTTAAATGCTAACATTCCGCCAATAGATTGTTTTGTCAGAGGTAACTTCCTGCGTAATCAGAAAGATAGCTTTGACCAATACTTTCCTTGTGTAATATTTGGGGTAAGCAGTGTGCAAAACAGAAGCCCATTGTTTCATTTCATGATGGAAGATGGCGGGCTATGGTGGCGTATGCCTATTAATGCGTTCTGTAAGACACCTGGTGTACCGCAAGAGAGCCTATACAACCTAGTCCTATGGAACTCTTTCAGCCCTTTTATAACCGTAACCAAGTTCGCTAACCTAACCAACTTAAGCCTGCACTATGTGGATAGGAACAAGACCAAGGTCAACGGCAAGTATCTATTCACCCTTGACTGGCATAACTCTGATAGCAACAGGCTAGATGATGGATACTCCGAAACACCTGATGAACATAAATGCGGTCATGTAATAGAACGAGATGATGGCAACTATGCCATCCAGCCTAACAATAGAATTTTTGTATTTGAACCGTCCTATACTGTCAAGTATGGCAATCCGCTGATACATAGGATTATTAACGAATA